GCAGTTCGGTGCCCTCGGGCGCGTCCTCGCCGCGGCGCAGCCTGAAGAGGTGGCCGGTGTCTGGGTTCATCGCTTGCTCCTGTGGTCGCGCAGGCGCATCCAAGCCTGGCGCGGGGTGAAGGGGTAAGGCACGCCGGTGAACAGCTCGCGGAAGGCGATCGCCTCTGCGGTGGCCGCCAGCGGCCCGGCGGTGCTCAGCAGGAAGCTGGTAGCCACCTTGCGCCGGTCGACCGTGGCGGCGACGTCGACCACGAGGTAGCCGCGGCGCCGGTTAAGGCGCAGCCCGGGCACCCCGGCACCCTGCCGGAAGTGCCTGTTCGGCAGGCTGCTCATGCTCAGTGCGGCTTCGTGCCGGAGCCGACGAAGGCTTCGGTGGCGGCGGCGGCCTTGGCGCTGGCCTTGTCGACATTCGCCGCGGGGGTCTTCGCTGCGGGCTTGCTGGCGGCTTTCTTGGCCGCCGGCGGCTTGCCCTTCACGTTCTCCGTGGTGGTCGACTGCGGCGGCGCCTGGGTCGCTCCCTTCGGGCCCTTCGGGAAAGGCCAACCGTCCGCCGGCGTCTGGGCGCCGCTCGGGATCTGCTGCTGCACTTCCTCGGGCGGGTGGAAGGTGATCTCGATGTCGCGCGACTTCATCTTCGCCAGCCGGCCGAACTGTGCCTCGGTCACATTCGCCGACTCGAAGCTCATGCGGGCGATCACGGTGCCACCCTCTTTCGGGGTGAAGCGCCAGTTCGACAGCAGACCGTCGTCGATCACGAGGTCGGACTTCTTTCCGCCCATCCCGTGGTCGATCACCAGCTCGTAGCCGGTGAGCTCCTGGTTCCAGGGGAACTTGCCAATCTTCATGCCGATGCCCGTCAGGTTCGGCATGTCGGAGGCTTCCGGGATGCCATCGAGCGCGGCTTGCTTGGCCCCCTCGCTGCCGCTGTTCTTCGTGAACAGGAAGCCCTTCAGGTGGCCATCGAAGTGGGCGAGGATGTCGGCGCTCAGCTGGATCTCGAAGTTCAGTTTGGCGCCCGGGTTCTCGTCTGGAGCCCTGTTTTTCTGACTGAGCACGACCACATCCAGCAGCTTCGCCTTCGTGGGATTCAAGAGTTCAAACATCGCTGACCTTTCGCGTGGTGGTGCTGCGCGGCTTGCGCTTCTGCACCGGGGTTGAGAACACTGTCTGCAAGCTGGCGCCACGCTTGAGGCGCCGCCAGATCGCGTCATAGGACATGCCCAATCTGGCGCATGCATCCTTGAGGACCATCGTCTCGTCTCCTAGCTGGACGATGATGTTGTTTCGTCGGTTGCGCACTTGCTCTGCTCGAGTCGCCCATCGCACGTTCCCTGGCTCGTAGCCGCGCCTGTTGTCGATGCGCTCGAGCGTCATGCCCTTCGGGCGCGGGCTCATGTGAGCAATGAACGCGGCGGGGCTTTCGCGCCACTCCTGGCACACCGCAATTCCACGTCCGCCGTAGTCAGCGTAGTTCGGATGCTTCGGGTTCAAGCAGCGCTGCAGCATGTGATATCGAACCTTGAGCAGTCGGCCCCGCTCTTTGCACTGCTCGCTGAGAGGCATGGTGGCTCCTGGCGGTGGTGGTTAAGGTGGGGGGCGCCGGTCGCAACTCGGACTATCTCGGGCACCAGGAGAACGGTTGGACGTTCACTTTCCCGATCAGCACGCTTGTGCTCGCCCCCCTGTGAACTACTCCGGGAACTTCCTGGAGAAGACGGCGCGCAGGTCGCGCATCTGGTCCTCGGGCAGGCCGCGCGCGAGGTCGAGGACCTCGAGGCCGGCATCCCGATCGCGGCACTTCTGCAGGTCGTCGGCGAGCTGCGCGTAGGTGGGCGCTGGCGCGCCGCCGGCGGCCGGCGCCTGGCTCGGGCTGGCCGCAGGTGCCGCGGCGCGCGTGGTGCGCTTCGCGGCCGCCGGCGTGGCCGCCGGAGTCTGGGCGGGCTCCGCCGGCGCCGGCTCGCGGCGCTGCTGCGTGGTGCCGAAGCCCTCGCGGCTCTGCTGCTGCTCATCGGTGTGGTCCTCGAGCGCGGGCGGCTCGGAGCCGTCGGCGACCACCGCGCGCACCGTCTCGACGTCGACCATCGAGCGCAGGTCCAGGCCACCGCCGTCGGAGCGATCGTCGATCCCGGCCGCCGCGGCGAGCGCATCGTTGACCGCCACCGGCAGCAGCTTCGCGTGCTTCTTGATCGCGGACTTGACCGCCATGTCGTCTTCCCACATGACCCAGGGCGTGTCCATCAGCTTCGCCATCGCCTTTTTCCAGTCGCTGGAGCCGTCCTCCGCAGCGTCGACCTTGCCGCGCAGCGACCGGTACGTCTCGCTGCGCTCGCGGATCTTGTGGATCTCCTGGACCGGCAGGACGCAGGCGCTCTCGCCGCCGTCGGCATACTGGACCCAGCTGAAGGCGCCGATGAGCGGCCCGCGCTCCGCCAGCTTCTTGCTGTAGGTCAGGAAGGTCTTCGACCCAAGCTCATGCTCGAACCGGTCAGCTTCGTGGATGGCCTCAGCCTGGCACGAGCCGATCAGCGGCGACCGGTGCATCAGCGTCAGGAAGCCCCGGTAGCCGATCTGAAACTGGCACTCGAGGTGGTCGACCCACTCGTTGCCCACCTTGCGGCGGGTGTTGTAGGGGATCAGAAACGCCTGCTGCTGCACGGTGTTCGGCTCGAGGCCGAGGGCGGCGCTGGTCATCATCGCGCCGAGCACCGTCTGGGGGTCGCACTGCGCCAGCTTCGGGGTCTTCTTCACCGCCATCACGCACAGCCGGAGCATGCGCTCGGGCGTCAGGTATTTCCCGGCGACCGCCGCGATCCCTGCCTTGACGCGCGGGTCGTCCAGGTAGGAGAAGATGGTCTTCGGGGGTTGCGGCGCCTGGCCGGTGGCGGCGGCGCGCAGCTGGTCTTTGCTCATCGTGGTTCCTCGTGGTGGTGGTGATCAACGCGCCCGAGCGGCGCGATTCTTGGCCTTGCGCAGGATGCGCACGCGGTTGGTCTTCATGAACAGGGCGGCCCAATCGGCGTGCTTGCGCCTGAAGCCCTCCAGGTCGAACTGCCCCCGTTCCTCGATGCCCCAGGTCAGCAGATCGCGCGGCCCGGCGCTGAGCGTCTCCGCCTCGCCCATGAACTTGGCCAGCTGAAACTTCAGCCAGTCCTCGCGGTTCTCGAGCGCTTTCTTCCGGTCGGCGATCTGGGCGAGCTCCTGGACAAACTCCTGGATCTCCTGGGTGGCCTCGACGCGCACCGGCTTCGGCTCGGGGAACAGCGCGCGGACGTCCGCGAACTTGATCGGGTCCGGCGGGATGTCGCGCTCCACGTGGTCGCGCCAGAAGCTGACCATCTTCTCGCGCATGCCCGTGATGGTCGGCTCGTCGCGAGTGCACCAGAAGATCTCGACGTCGTCGAAGCTGCGCAGCGCGGCGGCGAGGCAGCGCTGGCGGCCGGTGATCATCAGGCCATCCATGAACTGCGCCATGTAGTCGATCGGGATGTCTTCCGTGCCCTCGACGCCCCACTTCGTGCGAGCCTGGCCGCCGACCGACTTCGCGTCGACGTTCACGTGCTCGCCGTCGATCAGCAGCTCCTGGTCGATCTCGCAGCTCAGAAAGGCGTGCTCTGGGTCCGTGTAGCGCTCGTTGCGCGCCAGGACCTCGACCTCGTGGCCGAGGTCGCGCAGCTTGTCGACGACCATGTCGCAGATGAACGGCTCGAGTTTCTTGCCGCGGGCGAAGCGGCGCTCACGCTCGAGGTTGGGCTCGGGCTTCACGCGGCCTGTCTTCAGGTGCCAGAGCTCGACCGGCGTGGTCCAGGCGGAGACGCCGAGGACCGCTGGCGCGTCCGTGCTCCCCAGGAAGCTCTGCCTGTCGCGCGTGGTGGGCGCGTTCATCTTCATCAGCTGTTCTCCGGGGCTTGCGTGCCGCCCATCGTCAGCTGGCCCATTCGGGTCACCCGGCCGAAGTTGTAGGCGCGGCCCTCGGTCTGCAGGGCCAGCTTGGCGGCGTTGATCTCAACCTGGACGTTGTCGTTCAGGCACTTGAGGTTGGCGGCGATCGCAAGTCCGCGCGTGGCGTCAATCTCGCGTGCGCGCAGGTCGACGATGGTTTGGATGATCATCTTGCGGACTTCCGCAAAGCTCATCGGCTGGTTAGTGTCCATAGACGGCAATGCTCCTGATGGTTAGCTCGAGGATGAGCAGTTCGACCTTTGGCTGGTGCGCGCGGCGTTTCAGCGCGGCGGGGAGTCGGCGCAGGAATTCTTGCCGGGCCCATTCATCCTGCGGGCGTTCTCGCTTGAACCCAAACTGCGGTTGTGGCGCGAACGGCGAGGCACCGAGAAAAACACCACCGACGGCGCTTCCGGGTATGCCTTGCGTAATTCTGTGAAACATTCTCCAAACCTGGGCATCGGTCGGTTTGCATGGGTGGGTTCGGCAGAGCTCTCGGATTTCGGTCGGGCTGATCCAGCGTCCTTGGCTGGACCTGACGATCGACTGTTTCAGGTCAATCGCTGCCGCCCGGCATCGCGCTCTGCTCTTGTTGTACTCGGCCGGATTCATCTGGTAGTGCCGCTGGCTGGCCTCGCGCTGCCGCTGAGGATCGGCGTAGGGCATCAGCTGTTCTCCAGGTCGGCGATGCGCACGCGCAGGAGTTCCTCCTGGCGGTAGCTGTTGCGGACGTAGTCCGGGCCCATGTTGATCCCAGCGTCCTCGTAGCTCTCGCGTTCCTCGACCACGCAGCGCTCGCACCAGCGCAGGTACCGCGCGTAGAGGTCGCGCCACAGCCGGCTGTACCACCGGCGGCGGGTCGGGATGATGCTCGAGCGGCGCAGGAGCGGTAGGAAGTCGGCGGCGCTCATCAGGCCGCGAGTGGTGGCGGTGGTCTTGGGCATGGTGGTCCTCACGCGGTGATCCAGGTCATCGGGACGTCCGCCAGGAATGCTTCCCAGGCGGCGTTGAGGGCGGCCTCGCGGGCGAGGTGCAGCTGGAGGGCGCTCATGGCAGCTGCACCTTTTGCTCGGTCTGGGCGACGGCGATCGCGTGCAGCAGCTCGACGCACTCTCGTGCCTTCGCGTGCATCAGCTTGCTGGCGTTCGGGTTCAGTCCAGGCGCGCGCTCCACCTGATCGATCGCGTCCGCGGCTACTCCGAGCATGGCGGCGCACTCCGCCAGCATCAGCTCGAGCTCCGGGGCCTTTGCGATCAGCCTGGCGGCGTAGGCGAGGCGCTGGCTTGCCGGGCCCTCGCTCGCGGGCATCTTGGCCACCGCGTTGCCATCGCTGTCGTAAACGCGCCAGCTCGAGGCGGCGCGGAACGCCCGCCAGGGGGCCTTCAATGCGCGGGCGCCGCTCATGCTGCGCTCCCGGTGGCCTTGGCGATGGCGGCGCGCCAGTTCGGCCCAGCAGACCGCGCAATCGTGGCGCGAATGTCGGCGACCAGATCGGGGCGGAACAGCAGCGCATCGCTGCACCGCTCCACCTCGACGAGAACGTCCAGCATCTGCTGCTCGGGCGTGCGTTGCGCGACGATCTTGAGGGCTCCATCTCGCTGCCAGCAAACCAGCGGCCCCGGCGTGTGCTGCGCGCTCATGCTGACCTCCGCGCGCTGGAGTGCAGGGTGCCGCGCAGGGCGGCGTCGACCGCGGAGGCGTCGACCGTGATGGTCACGCTGTTGCGGCGGCGCTGGATCTGGGCACGCAGCGCGCGCCCGAGTTCGATGGTGCGCTGGGTCGTCTCCGCCGTCATGTAGAAGGGGTGGCGCTGCGCGAAGGTCTGGGGGTGGTTCATCGAGGTTCTCCTGGTGCGGTGGCCGGCGGCCACACTCCCAAGCCCGGGCTCGCCGGGCTCGCGGGTGTGGTCAGCGGCGGCCGGCGGCGGCGGCCAGGGCGGCTTGTGCGCCGAGCTCGTAGGCTTCCTGGAGCGCAGCCTTGATGCTCCAGACCGCCTGTTCGCTGAAGTCCAGCGAGTCGCTGTTGCGCGTTTCGAGGGTCGTAAGGAGCAGGTGCTTCGTCGCGAGGACCTCGAGCATTTCGTCGCGGCGCTGTTCGCTCGGGCTCTTGCGGTTCGTGGTGGCCATCTTCGTTCTCCTGGGTTGCCCCGCTGTTGCGGGATGACTGCACTTTGCCGGTATGCAAATGCGAAGTCAACAGGTATTTGGTGGCGACGCGCTCGCGATCTGTGCATAACTATGCAGTTTGACGGGCGTCATGCCCTGTGGAGAACTGCCTAAACGCACCCGCGCATGCAAACCCGAGCGAGCGCCAGGGCCCGACTTGCGGACTTCTCTCCGTTAGTGCTAACCTCGCGGCATGCTGATCCCACCACTCCCCACCACCGCGCAGGTGCGCCAAGCGCTCCTGCTGCTGCGCAACCCCCAGCTGGAGAAGCTCGCGCAGCTCTCCGGCGTGCCTCTGGGCACGATCTGGAAGATCCGCGGCGGGCTCTCGAAGAACGCCGGCCTGGACACGGTGCAGCGCTTCCAGCCTTACGTCGACGCGCTGGCCGCGCAGGCGGCGGAGGCGGCGGTGGTCGCTGCGTCCGCTCCCAAGCCCACCCGACGCCGCCGCCCGGTGAAGAAGGCCGACGCTCCGGCGCCGGCGGCCAGCTCGAGCAGCGAGGCAGCATGAACACGTTCCCCCCCAAGCCCGGCACCGTGGCGTACCGGGTGCTTGCCCACCTCGAGACGATCCTGCCGCGCAGGCCGCGCGCCACCGTGGGCATGATCGCTGGCGAGCTGCGCGGGCTCACCCCCTCGCAGGTGCGCGACGCGCTGGAAGCGGCGCACGACGCTGGGTATGTAAATCGCGATCACCAGATCGGGACGGGCGGCCGCGGCCCTGTGTTCTACGAGTTGGTGCGCCGCACCACCGGCGAGCTGGTCGTGGGTGGGGGTTCTCCCGATCGCGACGCGAGTCCGTTCGGCGCTCCTGGCGCAGAGGCGGCGTCCGACGACGGCGCGTGGCTGACGAGCTCGGGCGATCCGGCGGACGAGCCTCGCGGCGTGATCGAGCCGGTGGTGGATCCGCATCCGCCGGTGGTCGAGGCTCCGATCCTCTCGGAGCACGCCACCGCTCCGCCTGCTGCGCTGGCGCAGGTGGTGAACATCCGCCGTGTCGCTCCTGCCGAGGCGGTCGACGTCGACCTGCCGCCGCTGGGCGACTGGCTCCGCGCCGCGCACGGCGTGCCGCTCGAGCGCGGTGGCGCTGCTGCGCCTGGCGCGGTGGCCGCGGATCCGGATCCGCGCGAGGTGCCCCATACCGTGTCTGGTCTGCTGCTCGAGCACCGCCTGGAGTTCGACCCGGGCCCGATCGCCGCGCCTACGCCGGAGGTCACGGTCGCGCTGGACTTCGCTCCTGGCCCGGATCAGTTCGCCGTCGCGCTGTCTTCCGACGGTCGGCTGCATTGCTGGCGCGGCGTGGTGCCATACGTCTTCTCTCGCCTCGAGGTGCAGCAGCTGGTCGACTACCTAAACCGCGTCGACCTCGACGACCTCCTGGCCGACGCGCCATGAGCGGCCGCCTGAAATCCACGCCGCCGTCGGCTCACGTGCTGGCGGCCCGCACCGCAGTGATGCAGGCGATCCAGCAGCACGCCGCGAGCATGGACGCGGTCGAGATCCTGGCCGTGCTCGCGCACGCGGTGGGCCAGTGCATCGCCATGCAGGACCAGACGAAGCACTCCGCCGAGGATCTCCTGGCGCTGGTCGACTCGAACATCGAGACCGGCAACCAGGAGATGATCCAGCAGCTGCTCGGGACGACCAGGGGTTCGGCATGAGCAAGCAGTACGCGTTCCCGACCGAGTTCCTCGAGCTGGTCAGGACCATGCCCTTCGTGGAGGCGGAGGAGATGCTCGAAACGCGCCGGCAGGAGGTGCTCGCGCGGCTCTGTGCGGCTGAAGACGCCGACAAGGTGGACCTGGGCTACATCCTCTCCGCGATCAACGGCGAGCTGCACCTGGTGCGCCAGAAGCTGCAGCGCGTGAAGGTCGGGCAGGCGGTGCGCGATTGCTTCGGCGACGAGGGCTTCGCTGTCTGGCGCGAGCGCGTCGTGATGATGGAGCTGGAGGCCGCGGCATGACCGACCCAAGACCGGCGCCGCTGGTGCCCCCGGAGGTCGACCTGCGCGACTTCCCCCGCATGGGCCTGGACGTCGCGCGCTTGCGCGGCTCCGAGCTGGTGGTCGACCAGCCCCCGGAGATCTGTTGGGCGGCGCTGATGCTCTGGTGCGCGGCCTGGCACGAGGTCCCGGCCGGCTCAGTCCCGAACAACGAGAAGTGGCTCGCCGACAAGGCCGGTTACGTGTCACGCGGAAAAATCGATTTGTCCTGGGGACAGGTGCGTGACTCAATTCTGCGCGGGTTCGTGGAGTGCTCGGATGGCCGTCTTTACCATGCGGTCACTTGTGAGATTGCGCTCGACGCGTGGTCCTCGAAGCTCCGCCAACGGTGGGTTTCTGAGTGCGCGCGCGTGCGAAAGCACAACCAGCGGCACGGTACGTCAGTGACCACTCTCGATTTCGACCAATGGATCAGCGCTGGCATGCCTGTCGGCGGTCCGCTTCCTGTCCCGCAGGACACGGGCACCCTGTCACAAGGACAGTCACCCTCGCGTCACGCTGCTGTCCCGCGTGAAACAGCATCCAAGAGAAGAGAAGAGAAGGGAATACTATCTATCTCTCCTACTAACGTAGGAGAGACGCGCGAGTCGGCTTCGCCGCCTGCTGCCCCCCCTCCGGATGGCTCCACGGAGGCCCCTGCCGCGTCAACGCCGGCCCGAAAGCGCGCCGCCGCGGCACCTGCCCTACCCTGTCCCGAGGACGTCCCGGAGGACGTCTGGGCGGCCTGGCTCGAGCTCCGGCGCAAGAAGCGCGCGCCGGTCAGCGACGTCGTCCTGCAGCAGGCCCGCAAGGAGGCCGGGCTGGCGAAGCTCTCGCTCGAGCAGTTCCTGCGCGTCTGGTGCTTCCGCGGCTCGCAGGGCCTGCACGCGGACTGGATCACGCCGCAGGACCGGCAGCGCTTCGGGAGCGCGCAGGCGTCCGACCGCGTGGGCCGCCAGCTCCGCACCGCCGCGCTCATGGTCAACCCGCCCGAAGCACCGGGCTCTCGAACGCCGGCCGAGCCGGTTCAGGAGGTGATCGATGTCACGACCCGACGCATCGCGTGATCAGCTTGACGCCGGCGGTGCCGGCCCGGGCGACCTGGATCCGTTCCTGCCCGGCACCTGGGTGCACCGCATCTGGTCGACCATGCGCGGTAGCTACGGCGCGGCGTTCGACCGGCTGTGGCAGTGCCCGGAAGGCGGCGACGAGGAGGCGCACGTGCGGTCGCTGCGGGACACGTGGCAGCGCGAGCTGCGCAACTTCCGCAACTTCCCGGAGGCGATCACCTACGGGCTCGAGAACCTGCCTCCGCATCCTCCGTCGCTGCCGGAGTTCCGGGCGCTGTGCCTGCGTGCTCCTGCTCGAGCACCGAAGCAGCAGGACCTGCTGCCGCCACCGAAGGCCGACCTTGGGCGCCTGGCGAGCGAGCTGCAGCGCGTGGCTGGCGCGTGGAAGGCGCGCAAGGCCACCGCGTGCCTCGAGGAGCTGGAGCAGCGCCAGCGCGACGGCGAACGGCTCACGGCCGGTCAGCTGGCGTTCGTGAAGGCCGCGCGCGAGGCCCGGCCGGCGACCGTGGTGCAGTACGGCGAGTTCCGGCCGATCGATCCGGACTGCCTGCCGCCCGGCATGGTGCGGGACTTCGGGCGATGACTTTTCACGCTGGCCATCCCCGCGAAGGCGTGGATCCATGCATC